CTTTCGCCCCCCCGGAGAGTGGAGATTAGATTACGCCTTGTTGAAAGCGAATCCGTTGAAGAGAACCTTGGTCAGGTTCGTGGTGGAACCAGCATCATTGTTGGCGGCAAGAGCCACACCAAGAACAGCACCGTCACCATCATTGGTGACAGTCTGCAACTGGCCTACATTAGAAATCGAATCAGCGACCAAAGTGTCGTTGAGAGCGATATTGGCAGAGTCGCCGTCACACTGGGCATCTACAACACCAGAAAGGCACACCTTGCCGAGATTACCAGAAGTAATATCTTCAAGGAGAATGCCGTAGATGCCGGGCACGTTGCTGCCCTCGGTGCCGCTGACATCAGCGAAGTTGCAGAAACCAGAGGTCAAGCCCATATCGGTGTCGTTGTCGCTCACAGCACTGCCCGCTTGGGCAAGGTCGAGAACAACCACTTCACCTTTGGTGACAGTAGCAGCAGTGCCGTTACGCAAGGTCACGACATACTGGTCGAGTTGAACACCCCGTGGTGGGGCAATAGAAGGAAGTCGAAAACTCATTTGTAAAATTCCTTACCCGATACGGATTGGGGAGACAATGCCCTGACGCTGACGGGAGGCACAGAAGAGGTTGTACCAAGTGTCGGTCGGTTGGACATAGGTGAACGGCTGGTTCGGGTGACGCATCACTTCATGCTTGACCATGTAGCGGTTGGCGTGGAAGAAGCCGTGGAGGTAGTTAAAGTTCACGAAGTAGTATCGTGGACCCTTGTCAACGGTGTTTGCACCAAACTCAGAGTCGGACGAACCGAAAGTGGTTTCGCCGTTACGACCTGCCAAGGTGTCGGCCACTGCACTAGTACCGGCTTGGTACAAAGCAGCAGTGTCAAGTTCGGAGCAATACATCAACTCAACACCAGAGTAGGTGGGAGAGTTGTAAGCAGGATCTTGAGCCGAGATCAAGGTGTCATTCGAGGCACGAAGCAGTCGCTTGTAGAGGTTGATACCGTCACGCGAGCAGAGAATGATCTGTCGGTTGAGGTTGGCATCCTCGAAGTATTGTGCTTGCGTGCTTGGTGGGATGTATTGCAATCGCAAGAACATCTCATCAAATGCACCAATCAAATCGTAGATGTTGGTGGAATCATCATCCAAAGCAGCCTTGTTGTTGGTGCTGGATGAGTAAGTAGCCTTGTCTTGGATACCAGCGTTCGCAGCAGCGTGCCGGTTGTAGAAGACAATCTCGTTGGTCCAACGCAACTCAGAGGTTGGGTCAACACCCATCACGTTGCCGGTGTAACCGAGAGGCCGACCGCCACGATAGCGACCAGTAACAGACTTAGCGTCGATTGCTTGCTCAGTGATGAACGAAGCGATGGACGAAGGCAACTTACCGTTGGCACCTTCCATCTCCGAAGCGTTGGTCAAAGTTGGGCGGAACAAGTCGGTTTCCATACCGTTGAGCATGGAGGTCATCATTCGCTGTTCTTTGATTCGCTTCAGACGCTTGTAGACACCCTTTTGACCGTCGCCAGACAGACCTTCACCGAAGTTCAATTCGATTTCAGAGTCAGTGAATGACAGGTGGTCAATAGCAAACCGCCAGTGCTGGGTGATCGTGTCGGTCACTTGTGGGTTGGACCAAGAGAACACTTCGTTTGGCTGGTAGTGCTGGTAGGTGGAGTTTTCGTCGAACATGACGACATCACGAATCTCGGTGCCGCCTTGAATGGTTTTGTCATCTGCTTTGTCTTTGAGAAGACGAGAGAAGACGTAAGTGTTCTTCACTGCTTCATTCACGACATCCTGAGCCGAGGTCATGTACGACGGCCCAGTTGAGTTCATGAAGTCAACGAAGGTTTGGACTGGCGAAGCCATAAGTCAAATCCCTTTATTTAGGAGAACATAGCCTTTGCCTCTTCAGGACTCTTGCCGCCCATGATTGCGTCGAGGATGGCATCCTCCTTCTGTGCTGTAGTCATTGCCTTCTTAGGCGTTGGCTTGGCAGCAGAAGTGCGGAGTGGTGACGGCTGTGCTTTGGCTGGCTGCTGCACTTTGTCCTGTTTCATTTTGGACAAGTCAGGTTCACCATACAAATCGCAACACGCCACAAACATCATCTGTTCAATCGATTCAAAGCGGCCCGGATGCTGTTCGGCTAGGGCTTGCATTGAGTTAGTAATTTTGTCCCGATCCAACTCCTTGTCAGACCACACGGCCTGCATATTGTTTTCAGCACGGGACAATTCCGATTGGATTGCCATGTTCTGAACCTGCATCATTTGGCTTTGCATTTGCTCGGCCATCTCACGCAGTGGCTTGGCAGCGTCTTCTCCGTACTTTGCTTCTACAGAAAGAAAGGGGTCTTCTGCGGAATCATCTGAGTCAGACTCTTCCTTCGGTTCCTCTTTGCCTTCTTCCAAAGCCTTGAGCCTAGATCCAAATGAATCGACTTCGGCTTGCCTTTTGGCAGCATTGTCGGCCCACTCGGTAAGCCCTTGCACGTCAGATTCCTTCATCTCTGCGATAACTGAATCTGGAACGCCATCACGCTTCAAAACACTAACGGCTTTCTCCACAGCCTCGCTGTCAACCTCTGGGGCTGACGGCTCCTCTGTAGAAACTTCCGCTGCAACCGGCTCGGTACCTACCAAACGGTCAAGAACAGCATCGTCCGACTCGGTCGGGTTCGATGTCTCTACCGCTTGAGAAGTAGCCTCCTCAGATACAGTGGACTCAGATACGGGTTCAACGGTTTTGTTGTCCATTTCCATGGACTACATCGTACCATTTACTCTTTTGTGTAGCCGTGCCGAGACATGATCTCTTTCTCATGATTCTGAGAAGTGATGATTGGCTTGCCTTGCTTGTTATGGCTGCACCCTTCGAGGTTCCGGGGCAGAGTTTGCGAGGTGTAGGGGTACTGGTGAACCTTGCGGGCGATGCCGCCATCATCAAGATGGAACGAAGCGACTCGCTGCATCTCAACACCGTTGCGAATGATCCAGTCGCCAATCTTTGGGGCCGTTCCCATCGGGAAGTCCAACTCGATCTTGGCACCCTCTTTAGTCTCAAACAGGTAAATCATGCTCCGGTCCTAGCCACTACGCTTTTCAGGGCGGCTTGGATCTGCTGATCGTTTGTATTCACGCCGCCGACTGGGTTTTCGCTGGGACTCAGTTGTGATACGCCACCACCGCCGCTGCCAGCAGGGCCAATCATACCTTGCTGCATCGCTTCGCCAGCCTTCTCAAGGTCAATAATTGACCCAAGGCTTGGGATGTTCATGGTCTGACCCAGCATTCCCATCACGGACGGCCAGTCAACCCACGGGGCTTGGGCAAACAGGGGGGCGATATTGCCGATGAGTTGGACAATCTCGATGGCACGACGTTGCAAAACCACCTCTGATGTCCGTTCCATGGAGTACGGGTCGATCTGCATCAGCAAATCGTCGTAGTCTCCATCCACATCGCCGCCGGTAAAGATTGGATCAATCTCGCCCAACTGCATCATGGCTTCACGGCCAAGCGGCAGG